CGCTGTCCGTGTCAGCACGTCGTCCCGGTGGTGGGACGCTGAGCGGTTCCGCAAGGTGAAGAATCAGCGCGCAGCCGCGTTCAGTATCGGTGACCGTATCCGCCTCAACTTTAGTGTGGACGGCAAGGGGGACGACGCCGCCACCGGCACCGTTACCCGCACCCTGTATTCCGACGGGTACACGGAGCGCGTGGACGTGAAGTGGGACGAGTACAACTTTTGGCGCACGGACATTCACGCAAACCTCATTTACCCGGCCCGCAAGCCTCTAGAGCGCCTGATCGACCGTCCGCGTAACCAGCGCCGATTCGCGGTTGGTGACCGTGTCACCGCCACCAACAATGCCCCCCGGCACAAGGGTCTGACCGGCACCGTGAAGGCCGTGAAGGGCAGCCCGGAGTCGTCGTGGTATACGGTCGAGTTCGACGGCGTGGGCACCGACTTTGGCGGTCTGTGGGATGAGTTCCTGACGCTTGCCACGCCGGTTGCCCCGGTTACCCGGTTCAAGGCCGGTGACCGTGTCACGCACCGTGACGGCGCTGTGGGTGTCGTCGTGGACGCCACTGAGACGCGCCTGTTCGCTGACGCCGCGCTCCGCATTAAGCGTGTCAAGTGGGAGCACAACCCTGCGTTTACCCGCACGGACCCGCGCGTCGATTACCTGACCCTTGCTCCGGTGATTAAGCGTGGGGACACGGTGGTTGCCACTGACGTTCCCGGCATTCCACGCCTGAACGGCAAGCGTGGCACGGTCGTTTCCGGCCCCAACCGCACGGGTAGTTACGTCGTGGACTTCCCCGGTGATAGGCACTATTACGCCAAGGTTCGCCCGCTCACCCCGGCTGAGGTTGAGGCTGACCGTAAGGCCGCTGAGGGCGCTAAGGCCCTTGAGGCTGAGCGCATCGCTAAGCGCGTCGCGCTCGGCAAGGTGGAGAAGTTGCAGCGTCTCGCCAAGGAACTTGGCTACACCGTTCACAAGATCGCCTGACCTAACCGAATAGCACGACCACCAATCAGCAGTAACCCAATAAGAGAGTAGACAGAATGGCAGAGGGCAAGATCACCGTTACCGTCAAGGAAGGCACCGGGTTTGACGCCCCGTGGGTTGTCGTTTCCGGCGACTCCGTGGCAGAGGTTCGGGACCACCTTGGAGCGGTGGAGAACAGCGGCCTACTGGCCGACGTGGGCCGCGTTGCCGCACAGTTTAAGGGCGTTGCCGCCCTTGGTGGGACGCTTGGCGCTCGCCCGGTGGAGGCACCGAACGCGCAGCAGGGCCAGACGTACCAGCAGCAGCCCACGCAGGGCACGCAGAACGGCCCTCAGGGCTCGCAGCAGGCAGCCCCGGCAGGTAGTTGGGGCGCAGCCCCGAACGGCCCGCAGAATGGCGGATACGGCCAGCAGGGCGCACCGCAGGGCGGGGGTGTGCGCGTCGTCGTGGACAACTTCAAGAATGAGTGGGAGTACGACGTGCCCGGCGCGCCTATGACGCCCCGTGGCCCCGCCATTGTTAAGCGCGGCAAGGGGCCGAAGGGTCCGTGGCGTAAGTGGTATGACCCGTGTAAGGGCCCGGAGTGGTTCGCGCAGCGTCAGCCGAAGGTCGACAACTCGCAGGTTTGGAACGGCGAGTTTATCAACGGCTGAGGCTGGAACACTCAGCACCTAACCTTAGGTGTGGAACGGAAGCACGCCTGTAGTTGACGGCTTCCGCAAGCGGTGGGGGGACAGGGCGTTTAAACCCCCACCACCACGCAACCACCCCACAGAGCCACGAAAGGCAACACGTATGGAAATGGAGATAAACGACAATGAGGCGATTTGCGACGGTTGCCGAATGGTGGTTAATCGTTTCGTCCTCACCGGTCGCGGTAAGTGCCCGGATTGCGCTGGGCTTGTTCTCGCGGTCATTGACCGGGAGTGACCCCTATTGCTGACCCTACAGAGAGCACGAAACAGGGCAGCCGCAGCGGGTGACCCGCTACCAACCGCATTCGACAAACTAGCGTCAAACGGCGTCCACTTCCGCCGCTCACAATTCTCCATCATTGCAGCCGGTCCCGGCTGCGGTAAGTCTCTTGTGTCGCTCAACCTCGCAATCAAATCCAAGGTGCCCACCCTGTACGTGAGCGCCGACAGCGACGAGCACACCATGTATACCCGTATCGCAGCAATGCTCACGGGTTGGCGCACGGAGGACGTGGAAAACGCTGTGCGTCAGCGTGAGGACGGGGTTAGGACTATCGAGCAGGCGGTGCAGAGCGCCGACAATATCCGGTGGAACTTCAACCCGGACCCCGACACGTACGAACTTGAGCAAGACCTACTCGCGTTCGCGGGTGTCTACGGTGAAATGCCTTCCCTTATCGTCATGGACAACCTTAAAGACCTTTACGGTGGCGGGGTTGACGGCGATTGGGCCATGTCGGACCGGTGCGAATACCTTAAGGTTGCCGCCCGTTCCACCGGCGCGTGTGTCGTTGGCCTTCACCACGTCACGGGGGAGTATGACGACGGAATTAAGCCCGTACCAATGTCCGGGCTGATTGACAAGATTAGCAAGAAACCCGAACTTATCCTGACGCTGAACCGTAACGCTCAGGCCGTCACGTTTGAGGGCTATCAGACCCTTAACGCGTGCGTGGTCAAGAATCGCGGTGGGAAGGCTGACGCGTCCGGAGGTTGGGCTATCCCAATCACTGCCGACATGGACCGCATGCGGCTGTGGTGACGCGGGTTTGGAACGCCCGCATGCTAAGGTGTGTAACAACAACCACGAAAGAGGTAAAGATTTATGGCTGAGGCCACGCTTAACAAGGTTACTGAGGTTGTCCGCGAGGACGTTGTCCTGACGATGACTAAGGGTGAGGCTGAGCGGATTTACTCCGTTCTCGGCAGGGTCGCTGCCGGTGATGGGACGCACGCCGTTTACAACGCGCTCGGTATCGCGCTCGGTGGAGCGCGCCACAGCATCGTCTACACGTCGCCCTACAGGGCGAGCCTTAGCCCCAGCGGGGCTAGCATTCGCGTTTCTCGGCGGTGAGTGTCCAGTCACGGAAACACCGTGGCTACGCAACACAACGCATGGTCGCAGAGTGGTTCCAGAAACACGGGCACCCATTCGCTGACGCCGTAGGCGCAGGGCAGAACGGCAAAGATATTAAAAACATGCTCGGCCTAGCCCCCGAAGTTAAGGCCACACCCGGAGACAACACAGGCGCTCTCAAACAGGCCGTCAAAAACCGGGGCAATGACCTTCCGTTCGTGGTGTGGCGTCCCAACGGGTACGGCCCCGAACGCATCGCAGAGTGGCCCGTTTTCTTCACCCTAGAGGACGCCACCCGGCTACTCACCGCAGCCGGATACGGCAGTCAGCACGACGAATAACCAACATGAGGGAGGGGCAGCGTGGGCAGGTTCGACAAGCCTCGCAGCACAACCGAGAAACCACCGATAAAGGAACTACTAGAGCACTACGGCGCAGACAGAGTTCCCGAAGCGGTCAGAGGTTGGGCAGCGATGCGCTGCCCCTTCCACAACGACGCGTCAGCGTCAGCCAGCGTAAACACCACGGCACAATGCTTCAAGTGCCATTCATGCGACTTTGGAGGGGACAGTTTAGCCCTTGTCCAGTGGAGAGAAAACACAGCAACTTTCCCTGACACTCTCACCGCAGCAGAAAACATTCTTGGACGCAGCGTTGCAAGAGTATCAGGACCAACTAAGTCAGGACGACGACGCCCAAGCCTATTTGACGACGCGCGGCCTGTCGCCGGACAAGCAAGCATTTTTTCGGCTCGGCTACGTTAACAACCCCGTTCCGGGGCACGACAAGTTCACCGGCAGAATCGTAATCCCGTATCTCACCCGAACGGGTGTCGTCGGAATGAAATTCCGCGCCCTAGGTGACACGGACGGGGCCAAGTACCTTAACCTCCCCCGTCAAGCAACCCGCATTTACAACCCCGAAGCGTTCTTTTCGGACAAGCCCTACATTGCGATATGTGAGGGTGAGATAGACGCCATGACGGCCCATAACCCCCGACTACTCCCGGCTGTGGGGCTTCCCGGTGTCAGTCAGTGGCAAGAATGGATGGACCGGCCCTTCACCGGGTACGAAACCATTTACGTCCTCGCAGACAATGACGACAAGGGGCAGGGGAAAAAGTTTGGGGAGGAAATTGAGGAACGGCTAGAGAACGTCCGGGTAATCCTTATGCCGGAAGGCCACGACGTTAATTCGTTCGTGGCGGCGGAAGGCCACACCGCGCTACTTGAGCGCATAGGAATCAACGTTTAAATAACACCGCGAAAGGTTAGGTTTGTAATGGCAGGTAAGAGCAGCACCCCCAAGGCTGGCACGTACGCTGACGGTGGATACCCGGCGTCCGAGCACCTTACGGACATGAATGAGGGCAACGGGTTCACCGTGGGGGACCGTGTCGAATTCGTCGTGGACTTCGCCGACGACGTGCCCGCTGGGCGTCGCGGCGTGGTGGAGCGTATCGACAACCACCCGACCATGCCGATTACCGTTTTCGTTCACGCCAACGCGGGCGGGTTTTTCTTCACGCCGGTTAAGCCGGATGAGATTGCCAAGGTGAACGACGAGCAGCCCGCAGAGGACGCCGTGAGCGTCCCTGAGACGCCCGCTGAGGGTTCGACTGAGGGTGAGGGCGACGCTGCCCCGGTGGCCGCGTGAGCGCCGCTTTTAAGCCCGGTGACCGGGTTAGGTGCATTAGCGCCAGGGGTGGCGCTGGGCTGGACCGGGACGCCGTTTACACGGTCAAGGGAACCCACGTGGACCGGCACCTAGGCGAGGTTGTCACCCTCAATGAGGCCATCAATGGCGCAGGCGGCTACTACGCACACCGGTTTGAGAAGGTGCCGGACCCCAAGCCGGTGCGTAATGACCCCGTGTTCGCCCCCGGTGACCGGGTGCAGTATTTCGGCGGTGCGGGTTTCTATCAGACCAAGCACGTTGGCCGAACCGCAACCGTCACTCACGGCACCGACAAGGCCGGTTGCGTGACCGTCAAGTGGGACGACAACGGCGCATTGTGTGGCGTCTACGCGGAAAACCTCCGCAAGATCAACGGCAAGCGTCCCTCTATGGGTTGGATCGATGAGGGCCTGTCCAAGCATAAGGACGCCATTAAGGCCGGAATTAGCACCCCGGACGTGGTGGATATCCTTAAGGACCACGCCCCGGATGTGGTGGCCCTTCCGCCGCACTACCGCAACCACCCGTCCGGCGTCGAATGCATCACCATTACCCAGCACATGAATTTCTGTCGGGGCAACGCCATTAAGTATGTGTGGCGCGCTGGGGAAAAGGGTGGGCCAGACAAGGAAATTGAGGACTTGCGCAAGGCGCGTCAGTATCTCGACATTGAAATTAAGCGATTGGAAAGCGCCAAGAATGACTGACCGCCGTATCCTGATCCTTCCGGACATTCAATACCCCTACCATGACCGCAAGTTCGTTAGCGCCCTAGTTGACTTCACCGCCGACTATCAGCCCACAGAGGTTGGACAGATTGGCGACCTGATCGACCAGCCCGAACCGTCACGGTGGAACAAGGGCATGGCGGGGGAGTACGCCGGGACGCTGCAAGCGTCCCTCAAGGGCACCCATCAGTTGCTCGCCATGTTCCGTGAGGCAGCAGGGGACGTTCCCTTTTGGGTGAAGGCCGGTAACCATGATGAGCGGGTGGACACCTACGTTCGCCGCTACGCCCCAGCCCTAGACGGCATTGAGGCGCTGGACATGGTCAACCTGTTGGACCTTGACGATTTGGGCATTGAGTGGAAGCCCACGGTCTTTGACGTGGCCCCCGGATGGATCGCCGCTCACGGTCATGAGGGCAGTCTCAACCGCGTGTCCGGGTCTACCGCCCTTGGCCTAGCCCGCAAGTTGGGTGCGTCCGTCGTCTGCGGCCACACGCACCGCCTCGGAATGCAGCATGAGTCAACCGGACTGCCGGGACGCCTCAGGACGATTACCGGCATGGAAGTTGGACACGCGATGGACATGCGTAAGGCCGCTTACCTGCCTGCCGGTGGCGCGGGCAACTGGCAGCAGGGGTTCGGCATTCTCACCGTCCACAACGGCAAGACTCACGCACAGTTGGTCCCTGTCGTTAACCGTCAATTCGTCGTTGACGGCACCATTTACAAGTTCTGAGGAAGGTTTAAACAACGTTGGCTAAGCACACGTTTACTTGGGACGAGACGCGCGCCACGGCGCGCAGCCTCTCCCACAAGATCGCACGGGACTACCCCGGTATTGAGGCCGACGATATCGAGCAGGCCATTCTAACGCGGGTCACCGAGCAGGAAAGCATGTTTAAGCGCATGAACTACCCGCCTGACAGTCTGCGGAAGATTCTCCACCGGTTCGGCGTCAAGTATGCGAACGATGAGCGCCTGTCGGCGCTGAACCTGTCGGACCAATACCACTACACCATTGGTGAGGTTCGGGCGCTGTGTGGTGAAGCCCTGTTCGACAGGGACGCGTTCATTGCGAAGGTTGAGCAGGACGCGGAGTACGCGGCTAACTTCGATGAGATTGCCGCTCGCACCGTGGACTTGCAGACTGCGTTTGCCGCGCTCCGTCCGGAGCAGCGGGCGCTAATCAGCAAGCGTTGGGTGGAGAACGAAATCCTCACCCCGAATGAGCGGAAGGCCCTGTCACGCACTATGGATCGGCTTGTGCAGGAGATTAACCGGGGTATCAGCAAGCGCAGCGGGAAGTCTGCCCGTGAGTGGCACGACGGCCCCGGAGCGCGTAAGGCCACGTCGAACGCGGCAGCCCGCGCGTTGGTCGCTGACGCGGCCTGAGCGGCTGGAACACTAGCCGCTATAGTTAGGTTTGTACTCAACCACGGAAGGAAGCACATTGGCTCAGCCCAAGGGCTTGCGCATTCTGCTAGCCATGAACGCGCTTGGTAAGCACATTTACGCCGGGACCGTCCCGGCCAAGGTTAAGGCCCGTCGTCGGGCCGCAGGGAAGCGCGCTAAGGCCGCTAGGAAGGTGAACCGCTAATGGTGGCCCTTGTCGCCGCATTCATCGCCGTCATGTGCATTATGGCTGTGGTGCTCCCGTGAAGCGCCGCATTGCCGCCGTTGTCGCGGCTATCGCTATCGCGCTCGGCGTCGCCGGGTGCGAGTCGGACGCTGACGTGGCGTCGCGGAACCTGTCCACCGCAGCAGACAACTTTGAGGTTGCCCGCCGCATCGTTTTCTATAACGGCATCACCGGCGATTACATTTTGGAAATCACCGGATTTTGCTCGGTCGGCAACAACGACGCACCGCCGCGCGTGTCCATCACATGCAAGACCGGACCTAGCGAGTTCAAAAAGCATTACCTTGACAAGTCAGACAACGTGACTTGGTTTGCGGAGCAGATTAACCCCGCGATGGTCAGTAAGGACCATTACCGGGTGGTTTTCAAGCCGTCCACCATCATTCCCGATATCGACGCACGTTAACGAAAGGCTTAACAGCATGGACCTACTTATTGCGCTCGGCTGCATCATTCTCGGCCTTATCATTCTGTGGATCGCGGTTATTATCGTCGTCGCGGTTGTCGCCGGGGTTCACGCGCTGATCCTCCGTCGCCGGGTGATTAAGCGCCAGAAGGAAATCCGTTCGCGGCTGACCGCTCAGGGTGCCCCGTACGCGCGGCTTGAGGCCCGACGCGCCCCGATTGGCCTGCGGACCGCTTACTGAGCGAACACCTAACAGAGCAGGGCGGGGCTACGGCCCCGCCCTTTCTGCGTCTAAAGACACTATGGAAGGAAATATGAGCACCACCCCCGCCTCTAACCCTGAGGCTTTCCCCAACTTCCGTGACGGATTCCACCCTGACACGGCCCCGGAGTGGGGACCGTCAGGCGAAACCGTTTACACGCGCACCTATCAGCGGGAACACCCGGACGGCACCCGTGAGACGTGGGCCGAAACCGTGGACCGTGTTGTGCGCGGCAACCTGTCCCTAGTGGACCCGAAGCACATCGAGCCGAACGAATATGAGCGGCTGTGTAATCTGATCCACGGGTTTAAGATCATGCCCGCAGGGCGTCACCTTTGGGCGTCCGGTGTCGCCGGACGACAGTACCTATTCAACTGCCACGTCAGCGGATGGGGGGCACTGTTTAGCGACCACTTCCGGTTCACGTTCATGCGCCTCATGGAAGGGGGAGGCGTCGGGGCCAACTACAGCAGCCGATTCCTTAAGCCGTACGGCGTCCCTAAGCGCCCCCTCACCGTGCATGTGGTGTGCGACCCCGCCCACCCCGACTATGCCGCCATGAAGGCCGCAGGCGTCCTCTCAGACGCTTACAGCCCGGAATGGCCCGGAGCGTTTGAGGTTGGCGACTCCCGCGAGGGATGGGCCGCAGCAATGGTTGACCTTATGGAGACGTATTGGGCCGACGACGTGAAGCACACGGACAGGGTGTATGACGTGTCCAACGTGCGGGAGCGTGGCCGCAGGCTTAAGACGTTCGGCGGGTACGCGTCCGGCCCTGAACCGCTAGCGCGCCTGTTGGGCGCGGTCGCTGACACGCTCAACGCTGCCGCGAAGGACGACGGGTGGGATTACGTTACGCCGCTGCGCGCAATGGACATTGACCACGCCATTGCAGAGTGTGTCGTGTCCGGTGGCAACCGGCGTTCCGCCCGCATGGCAATCCTTGAGTGGGACGACGCGCACATTTTCGAGTTCCTTAAGTGCAAGGCCAACCCGGCTAAGCATTGGACTACCAATATCAGCGTTGCCGTGGACGACGAGTTTTCGCGTCAGTTGACCATGCCGGGTGACCCCACCGGGGCTAAGGCTGTGCATAAGGCCGTCGTTACCGGGATGCTTAAGAATGGTGAACCCGGCTACTGGAACCGTTCCCTATCGCAGCAGGGCGAAACCGGCGAGGTTATCGCCACCAACCCTTGTGGTGAAATCACGCTAGAGGCGTGGGAGAACTGCAACCTTGGGCACGTCAACCTTGCCAAGTTCGTTGACGACCGGAACCGTATCGACTGGCACGGCGCTATTGAGGCCCACCGCCTCATGTCCCGGTTCCTCATCCGAGCGACGTACGGTGACGTTACGGACCCGTGGCAGGCGGAACGCCTCGCCGCGAACCGCCGTATCGGCGTCGGACACTTTGGCGTGCAGGGCTTCCTAGCGAAGCAAGGTATCCGCTTCACGGACGCGCCCAAGTTTGGGGAGTTCCGTGAGTTCCTGCGGGGAATGCAAGGCGCGGTGCGCCGCGCCGCGAATGAGTACGCTTTCCAGTTGCGTATCCCCACCCCTGTCAAGGTCACCACCGTTGCCCCCACGGGCACTATCGCCAAACTGTCGGGCGACACTGAGGGTATTCACCCGATTTACGCCCGGTACTTTGAGCGGCGCATCCGTTTCAGCATGAGTGACCCGACACAGGTTGCGCAGTTGGAACAGTATGAGCGTGAGGGGTTCGTCACCGAGAAGTGCATTTACGCGCCGAATACGTGGGTTGTGGTTATCCCGACGCGTGAACGCCTTGTGGACGATGTGACGGCGCGCGGCTATGACGCGGCGTCGGTCGTGCAGTCGGCGGACGAAATCCCGCTGCGGGACATGCTCAACATGCAGGCCATTTATCAGGAGTATTACGCGGATAACGCGGTGTCCTTCACGGTGAACGTCCCTGAGGGTGTTTACACGGTGGACGACACTATGGCTGTGCTGGGCGAGTTCCTGCCCCGGTTGAAGGGGACAACGCTTATGCCGGACGGCACGCGCGCTCAGGCCCCTTACACGCGCATTACGGCTGAGCAGTACGCGGACGCAGCCGCGAAGGTCGTTGCGGATAGCGTGGACGAGGAATGCGCTACCGGGGCTTGCCCGGTGCGCTGACCGGGGCGGAACGGCCCCATGCTATGCTGTGCGGAGTCCAGTTGGGCAGGGTTGGCGTCTTGCTGACACCTGTTCGCCTTCCCGCCCTGCCTGACTGTTGACCGGAGAACCCCCGGCGTCTCTACTGAGGCGTTCGGGGGTTTTCTGCTATCCGGGTTGACGCAGTTACAAACCTATGGTTCACTTGTCCTGTCAGCAAGAAACGATGAAAGGAACGACAATGGCTTTCCAGTGGCACCGGGACGGGCGCGGCGGTTACAAGGCTGAGCACACCGACCATGACGCGAGCGCGACGATTGGCCGCACGGCCAGCCCGCGTAAGTCTAAGTGGGTTGTCGTTACTTACGTATTTGGCCGCGAACTGGACAGGGCCTACTTCGCCAAGATTGCAGACGCCAAGTGGCACGCTGAGGCTGTTGTCAGCGTGGCTTGCGTCGGGCCACAGGGGTAGCCTCAAAGGGGCGGCAGAGGGGGTCAGCCGGTGGGGGCTGGCCCCCTTTCTGCTACCCGGTATCGTCGCGCCCATGACGAATGTAACCGCCCTCAGGGTGGACCCGGAAGGCAACGCCCACGCTGTCACGCTAGAGGCCCGTCTAGAGGCCCTACGGGCGCAGATTGGGGGCGGGTGGCTAGAGGCTGTCAATGGCGACGGCTGGCACCTGTATTGCGACGAGGACGGCAAGGCCAAGGCGCTACCGGTCAACGTCCCGGCGACACGGCTCGCGCAGGCGCTCGGCTGGCCCGTGGGGGACGTGCTGTGTGGCCCTGTCCTGTTCCTTGGTGACGGCCCTGCGGGGGCTGAGGCTGACGCGCCCGCCGTGGTGTGGGCTGAGGCTGACCTGTTGGGGTTGTGGGGTGGGCCTGACCGGGCCGTGTGGACGCATGAGGCTGAGTCGGCAGCACACGCGGAGCACGACACGCCTACTCCCTGACTCCACAGATGTAAGCGCCTGTGGAGTCTGTGATGTATGCTCGCCGCATGGTGTCAGCACAGGGACTAGAACTAGGCGCATATCTGCGCCTGAGTGAGCGCAAGAGCGACGACGACGAGGCCGACACGGCTACGCAGTTGCAGGACTGCCACGCGGAAGCCAAGCGCCGTGGCGCGAGGATTACCCACGTCTACGTCGAGAACGATACTAGCGCGTTCAAACAGCGGCGCGTGACCCTCCCGAATGGCATGGAAGGGCTACGGGTCCGGCGTCCCAAGTTTGACGAAATGATGCGGGCCATGCATGACGGGGTGATAGGCGGGTTCGTGTCGCCACACCTTGACCGTATGGCGCGTCAGCCGCGCGACCTAGAGGACATGATCGACCTTGTTAAACTGCGCCGGGTCAAGATCATTGGGGTTTCATGCACCGTCGATCTAGAGACGGACCCCGGCATTCTCGCCGCGCGAATGCTTGTCGCAGTCGCCAACCAATCGAGCCGTGACACATCCCGCCGTATGGCACGCAAACACCGGGCGACGCAGGAAGCCGGTTTGCCGGGTTCCGGGCCGCGCCCGTTCGGGTTTAAGGCTGACCGGGTGACGCATGATGAGGTAGAGGCCGCGCTGATCCGTGACGCGTTTACACGCCTCATGGCGGGGGCCGCTATCAATGAGGTTGTGCGGGAGTGGAACGCGGCAGGCGTCACGACCAGCAAGGGCAACGCGTGGACCGCTAACGCGTTCCGTCGAATGTTCGTGAACCCCCGCTATAAGGGGGTGCGGGCTGCCTACCGGAACAACAGGTGGGAGACTGTCACGGACGCGTCAGGAAGCCCCGTTAAGGCCGTGTGGGAACCCATCCTGACCCCGGCAGAGTGGCAGCGGCTACAGGACGCGCTAGAGGCCCGCGCTGAGCATTTCAAGGCCGGTGGCCGAAACGCCAACGTCTACTTGCTGTCAGGTATCGCGCGCTGTGGCGTTTGTGGTGAGGGGTTGCGTGGTCAACGGTGGCACGGGGGAGACGCGCGCTATTCCTACGCCTGCCCGTCGCCTGCCCGTGGCGGTTGCGGGGGAGTATCCCGTAAAGGGTCGGACATGGGCGGGCTGGACGAGTTCGTTACTGAGGCTGTGCTAGCCGTCATTGAGGCTCACACGGCGGGCGCTGAGCAGACCGTTTCAACGGTGGACTACACGGCTGACATTGACCGGCTGACCGGGAAACTGGAAACGGCCTACGCGCAATGGAAGGCCGACGACATGGACGACGCGGAGTATTTCGCCATGCGTAAAGACCTAACGGGCGAGCGCAAGGCGCTGCAAGCCCTACAGGTGAAGGCTGAGGCGGATATAGCAAGCGAGCGCGCCCTATTGGACGCGCCCGCTCATTGGAAGGATGCCACCCTGTCTGAGCGTCGGGCGCTCATTGGTGACATGGTTTCGGCTGTGGTTGTGGACCCTGCGCCGGTCTATCTTGGACCGCTAGCGGACGGGGTGAAGCGCCACAGGCGCGTCAACGTTCCGGGCAATAGCCTTGTCCGCATCGTTTGGAAGGATGCCTAGGCGGGTCCGCACCGCGAGGCGGGGCCGTCCTGTCAGTGGGGCGGCTTTCGCCATGTTCCGGGCGTGCGCCTTATCACTGCCTGTCATGCTGCCTGCCTTTCGTGGGCTGTCTCCGCTGCGTGCATTCGGCTGATTGCGTCTAGCCGGTGGAATAAGTGTTCGTCGACACCGGCACAGGTGCCGCATTCCTTGACCGGCGAGACGTACTCAAGGAACGCCTTAAGCCATGCCGCGCCGTATCGCTTGGCGCGTTGGCGCGCGTAGCCCGTCATGCGCCCCGTCATGTGGCAGCCCTCACAATGCCCCGGACGAGAGCCGCGAGGGCGTTACAGGCCATGTCAGCGAGCAGCGACCGCAGGTTGTGAATCTCCCGGTGGAGAGTGGTGAACTGTCCGTCTACCGTGTTCAGCATTGGCCCCGCTGGGCCGCAGATAGCGCAGTCAGTCACGGGTGATCCTGTACGTCTTGATACCGGCCCGCTCGGCAAGCGTCGCGGTCATGGACGCGCCGCGCGAACCGTTGCGGATGAACGCTAGGCAGATATCCGCGCCCTTATCGACCATGTGAGCGTTCCGGACGAACCCGGCCCGCTTGCCGTACCGCGCCCAATCGGCGGGGTGACGTTCGATCTTCCACACGCCGCGCTCACGGGCGTAATTGTCTGCGATAGCGTCCGCGCCCCACGGGCAGTCTCCGTGGACGAGCGTTAGCGGCCTGACGCCTTCCTGAACGGCTAGCCACCGTCCTACCGCTTCCGGGTCGTCCCAATCGCGGGAACCGGTCACTAGCACACGCCTCACTGCACGCCTTCCTCTCGCTTCCATTGCTGCCGCTCACGGCGCTTGATCCAACGGCGGGACGGCCCCTTGCCGTTGCGGGGCTTTCCGAGCCCGCAGCACGGGCAGGTCCGGCCACCCGGCCCCCAATTGAGCCGTAGTCCCAACATGCGGTTACGTTCGCTCACGTTCCACACCTTAGCATCGTCGCGTTCCAAGGGCGGGGGCCGAAGCCCCCGCCCGCTTACCTGTCAGGCGTTCGCCTCTCGCTTCCACTTGGAAACGGTGCGCTTGATCTTGCGAATAGCGGGGGAGTCGGCATCCCCGCCAAGGTCGATGTACCGACCGTCATTGAGGGGGGCGTTCCGCTCCATGCGGTAAAACACGTCCTCCCAATCAATCGGGCCGTCCATGTACCACCCTTCCACGTAGGACCAAGCGGTTTCCAGAACCTCATCGTCCACGTCCTCAGCGGTCGTCACGGTGCGGTATTCGCGGTCCATCTTTGGCCTTCCCTTTGGAGTTCTCAACCGGGGGCGTCCTGCCCCCGTCGTGCTGACAAGTCAGACTCTACACCCTCCATGCTTAGGTGTGCAACCCCAACGGGTCAGAAAAGTTTTTTGAGATTGGGGCCGTTTACACGTTGACACCCCAACCTTAGGTGTGTAACGTTGTCCCTGTCAGCAAGACCCCGAGAGGCTGGGAGGCCCCAAATGCTCAACAACATGAACCTTACCCGTGAGGCTTGGCTGCACGCCGCTGTGGACGTGCTTCGCCCCCGCTTCGCTGAGGTTGGGATGCCCCTTCCGGAAAACCTCCACATCTCCGTCGGTTTCGGCTACGGGGCCAAGCGGGAGTCGGCGCAGATTCTCGGCCAGTGCTGGGCGAAGGTTGCCAGCGAGGACGGCGTTAACCACCTGTTCATCTCGCCGGAACTGGACGACACGGCCCGCGTGCTGGACGTTCTGATTCACGAACTGATCCACGCTGCCGACGATTGCAAGAGCGGCCACAAGGGCGCGTTTGCTGAGGCTGCTACGCGTCTCGGCCTTGAGGGTCCAATGACGGCCACGCGGGCCAGTGTGGCCCTCGCTGCCGAAATGGTGTGCCTTGCTGAGACGCTGGGCGGGTACCCGCACGGACGCCTCATGGCGTCGGCTCGGACCCGCACCAAGGCCCCGGTTGACCCGGCTGGGAACCCGGTCCCGAAGGTCCACAGTGGCCCCGGAAAGCAGGGCACGCGGATGCTCAAGGTTGTTTGCCCGTCGGACGGTTACACGGTCCGCACAACGGCTAAGTGGCTCGCTATGGGTGCCCCGTCGTGCCCGTGCGGTGAGGTTATGGTCACGGCCTGAGCGGGTAGAGGGGGGCGGGGAAACTCGCCCCCCTTCCGTGTTGCACCAAACCTAAGCATGGTGTATCGTTTCTCTTGTCAGCGAGACGCCGGGCCGGAAACGGGCCGGGTTGAAAACTCAACAGGAAGGCGCACCAATGGTTAACCGCCACGACGATAACCGACCGCCCACGGTGCGGGAGGTTGTCTCAGTCACGGTAAGCCAACCGATTCAGCCGAAGCGCCGGAAGGCCCCGCGTAAGGGGTCGCGGAACTCGCCGGTTGAAACGGTGGTCACGGTTGATCCGCGCGTCATGGCCGCTGCTAAGCGATCCTGAGGCCGGGTGAGCGCATCGTGATCGTGTCGGAAACGCGCGTGGATATCGTGCGGCGCTGACAAGGGCAGGTCGGGGGGTCGAGAAAAAAAACTTGGCCCCCCGGCTTGACTCGCCAAGGTTAGGTGTGCAATGATCTTCCTGTCAGCAAGAAACAGTCGGAAGGAACCGAAAATGAACACTTTCAACAGCACCCGCGAAGGCGACAAGGTCACGGCCACCGCCACGAACGGTGAGACGCTGGGCGCTTGGAACTACGCGCACGGTGAGGGCTGGACCGTTGACGGACGCAACTTCATCGCCACCGCTACGGACGTGACCACGGCTTACAACGCATGGCTTGGGGCCGTGAATGAGATTGCCGGAATGGCGGGCGGCAAGGGCTGAGTAAGCCCCACGGGGGGCGAGCCGAAAAAAAGTTCGCCCCCCGGCTTGCGCGCCGAACCTTAGGTGTGTAATACTTCTCTTGTCAGCAGGAAACGCCCCACCGGAAGGAACCCGAAATGTCGAACAACACGAACCCGTGGAACAGGCCGAGCATGACGGAGCGCACCAACGAAATCCTTTCGGACCTTCGCGCCAAGGATGCCGCAGCCGCAGCCGCCCCGACCCTGAGCGAGTGGACCGAGCGCGACAAGTACGGGCGCAGCGTCCGCCACTACGCGGTCAACGGCAAGACGGTTTGCGTCCGGGTGTCGCTCCCCAAGGTCTACCGCGAGGCTTACGGGGACGCCTACATGGTGGCCGATTGGGCAGCCGTCCGTGCCGGGGCCGTCAAGCCGGGTGAGGCCAGCACCAAGTACCGCACGCTGGGCGAGGCCAACAAGGCAGCCGCCCTCATTGTGGCCCGCGAGGTTAAGGCCGCGCAGGGCTGAACCCCCAACCGGGAGGGGCCGGAAGGCCCTTCCCTCCAATCCCTCTCATAGTTAGGTTTAAACATGCCCCGCATTGAGGACTACAGCAACGTTGAGGACTACTACGTGGACGTTGACGCCTACTTCGGGCGTCTCTACCCGGTCAGCGAGAACGACTGTGAGTGAGCGGGTTTCACTCCCGCGCAACGTGGCGGAAGGGCTCAGGCAACCGGCCCACCAAGCCGTCTACACGTACGCGGCACCGTTCTTCCGGGTGGCCTGTACGTGCGGCGAATACACGCGGGAGACGCGTAACGGGTGGTCCGCCGTAAGCAACCTGTACGGACTTCACCTAACGGCCAGCGCGACGCGCGATAACGGCGGGAAGGCTTGACAACATGCAAGGCGTGTATATCCTCATCACATCGCTAGCGGTTATCGCCGGGTTCCTCTACCGGCCCCAGCGGTTCGACGGCTAGCAGCAGACCACCACCAACCAGCAGCAGCACCACCACAAGGGAAGGCATCACATCATGGCTCAGCAGATTCACATTTCGCTCACGGACGACATTGACGGCAAGGAAGCGAGCGGGACGACGACGTTTGCGCTCGACGGCGTCACGTACGAAATCGACCTGTCGGACGCGAACCGCGCCAAGTTGGACAAGGCGCTGAAGCCGTTCATCGAGAACGGGCGGAAGGTCAAGGGCGGCAGCAAGGCCCGCAGCAGCGCCAAGGGCGGCAGCGGCAAGGGCACCGGGGAGGCAGCCGCTATCCGCGTGTGGGCCACCGCAAACGGCATCAGCGTTCCCGCCAAGGGTCGCATTCCGGCTGACGTGCGGGAGCAGTACGAGGCGCACCACGCGGCCTGAGGGGTCACGGGGGATGCTTCCGAGCATCCCCCGCCCTTTGGCCCCAAGGTAAGGTTTGGACGCCCGCTAGCACCACGGCACGACGGAAGCCCACAGCGGCTATCCACCGCGCACGACATACCGACTACGGGGGGAAGGCACCCCGGCGCGTGGGAGGGCGTCACCCACAACAGGAAAGGAAGATCAGCAGTGAGAACGTACGGAATCATGTTCAACGGGCAGCGGGGCAGCGGACCGGCCCCCGAGCCCGACCCGGCCCCATTCGGCAACCCGGCAGACGACAAGGCGCTAGAACTCATCCGCGCCATTGAGCGCGGCGAGGCCCACCCCACGGTGGTTAGCCCTGAGGCCAAGGCGCTAGCCGCCAAGGCACCGGCCAAGCGGAAGCCCGGAAGGCCCCGAAAGACGGGGGCGAAGTGACCATGTGGCACCTGTGGGATGGTGAATCCGTCGTGTTCCATGGCAGCCGTGCCGAATGCATCAGGCATTGGGAAGCAAGCGGCGCGCCGGTTGAGTGGACCCTACACAGGGGACCGGGAATGCCGCCCGCGATTTGACTTGACAGGGCGGGTAGTGGTCCCTTAGGTTTGTACCTGTCAGCAAGGCGAACCGGAAGGAAACTCCAATGCACAAGGCAATGAGCGTCACCCACAAGCGCGGCCACGGCTGGACGATTGCCACGGAGCACACGCTCACGGACGCTGAGGCAGCCGCTATCACGTTCCGGGCAGAGCCGCGACAGGTGGTTATGGGTGAGTTCGTGGAAGTGGCTGACGCTGAGGGAACCCGTATCGGTCACGTCAAGACTGCCGAATACGTCGAGCGGGCGTTCGGCCCCGCATTCGTCACGGTCAGTATCGAACTGCGCTGAGAACGCAGAAAGCCCCGGCCCGAAAGGGACCGGGGCTTTTCTGTGCCACCGCTTGACAGCGTGTAAACGGCAGGGCATAGTTAGGTGTGTCAGCAGGAACAACGGAAGGAACCCGCCATGTGGACCAAGCCCGGTTACATCACCCGCCCCGTCGAAGGCACGTTCGCACTCGTCACCTACAGCACGTCGTCATACGCAGGGGACACCGTCTACCTCCACCCGGCAGGGCAGCCGTTTTGGAAGGGCGAGCGTATCGGCGTCCTCGGCGCAATGACCGGCCACGGCGTCTACGCCACCGTTGGCACTCCCGACATCTACGGGGGCCACGTCCCCACCGAGAACATGATCAAGTGGTTCGTGGGCCACATCACGCGACAGGAAGCCGCTGAGCGCATGGCGGGAATCTGGATGGACCACAAGGCCGCAAAGGCAGCCTGAGAACGCAGAAACGCCCCCCACCCGAAAGGGCAGGGGGCGTTTTCTGTTATCCCCCGGAGAGAGAGAACAGGGGACGTTTACACGGCGTCAGGAAGTGACACCCAAAGAGGGGTCGGGCGCGGCGTCACCGTCCGGCAGGTTCCGCGTAGGCGTCACCTGAGAACGGCCAATCAACCCAGCGATAACCTGAGCAATCGACATAAGCGCAGCAGCCGTGCCAACCGGCAGACTGAAACCCAACACAACTAGCAGCGACAAAACCGCTGCAACAATCTGCGTAACCAAAACCGGTTCGTTACGTAGCCGGTCAATGAAAGCACCCATACGGGCACCACCCTTTCTTTATCGAACAACCTTGAATTGGAGAACGCGCAACAGGCCCGGACCCGGCACAGGGGCCGCAAACCAGCCGCCGCGCGGCTGACGCTTCGCCTGCCAGCGGTAAGCGTTCTGCACCGCCTTAACGGTGGCCGTGCCGTAGTAGCCGTCAACCCAGCGCCGGGGGAGGAACCCACGCGCCGCTAGCGCGCGCTCAAGGCGCAGCACCGACGCGTTACGGGCACCCGGCTTCAACGCGTGTCGGCTCACAGTCGCCACAACCGGCCTAGACGGCTTCCTGACGGGCGCAACCGGCTTCCGGGTAGTCGGCTTAGGGGCAGGCCGGGAAACCGGCTTAGAGGGCCGCACAGTGACCGTGGACGGCTTCACCGTCACGGTAGGCGCAGGGGACCACTTAGCCGGGGGAGCAGTAACCACCTGACCGGGCGTCACAGCATCCGGGTTGGTGATGTGGTTCCAGCCCGCCAGAGAGGCCACAGAGACGCCTAGAGCGACCGCAGCCGCCCCGAGCGTCCCGCCCTTGCCAATGGTGTACGTGCGCGCCTTTGGAGCGCCGTACGTCGCCCACCGGACATTCACATAGTCACGCGTCCCGGTGTCCTTATGGCGCACCGCCAACCCGTCCCACCCGTCAAGGTAGGCCCTTACCTGCACCAGCGCCTCAGCCGACAGGGCCGCACCCATCAACAGGGCGTGCGTGTGCCGCTGCCAGCCGTACACGCGCCCCGAATACGGGGACACGCGGGGACGGAACCACGCCGCGAATCCGACGCGCCGCAGTGCCGTTTCAACGCGCTTGGCCTGAGCATCCGTCAAGCCCTCGCAGTCGATATCGACAGCACCGGCCCCCGTATGGGTGGCCGCGCTAGCCGCAGTGGACCCAAGTAGCCACGTCTTACCCTGATAGGTAACCAACTTGCCCTGATAGCAGCCACAGCCCTTAATGGGCCGTAGGTAAATGTCAGGGCCGACAAGACGCGCCGCCTCATTCAAAGCGTCGCGCGTAGCGCGGTCAACGTACACCCCGCGCCAATAGAAAACCTCAATAGCAGCAGCGCCGCCCATAACTACCTCTCTCTACACACCTAAGTAACAGGCCGCCGATCAGGCAGCCTCATAATTGAAGTTCCACCGCACAATGCCACCCGCAGCCCACGCCGTACCGCCAATGCCAGAGTTGGAAATAGCGACCGTGTTACAGACGCTAGGCGAGGTAGGCATGTAGATAGTGGCGACAGTGGTAAAGACCTGCGCCCACCCGACGAAAAAGATAGAGCCGTTGGGCGAACCAACGGCGCTGCCCATAACCGTCTGAGACTGCGTCAGCCCGGTGACCGGTAGCGAAATGTTGTACGTGCCGGACCCCGTGGTGAAACCGGACGTGCCGAACTTGTACGCGCCGAAAACGCTAATGGTCTTACCGACCTGCATGTACTTGCCGAAGATCACACCACCCGTGCCGAGCGTCGGGTTAGTGGTGGACCCCGTAAGGACCGGGGTGTAACTCGTCCACGCCGCCTGTAGCGCCGTGAACTTATCCCGCACCGCATCATTCATGATCGCGGCTGTAACAACCTCACCCGCCACCCAATCACGGGGAGCGGTCAATAGGTCACCCATTAGTTAGTCCCTCCATTCACAGCCACAGTCACACCGGCAGGGGTAGGCGTCAGCAACGCCTCTAGGCGGTCGAACCGCGCACCCATAGCCCTAGCGAATTCGTTCATGTCCTGACGCCCGGTGACCAACTCCCGCAGCGCGTGAACCTCAATCTCTAGCCGGTCAACACGGCCACGCTCCGTCTTAAGGTCCGCCTCTAGGCGGTCCGCCCGCGCCTTCTGCGCCTCAGCCTCACCCTTCCAGACGATTAGCGTCTGTTCGTCAGCCGTCGAACGGAACTTAGCGATAAGCCCCGCAGCAATACTGACCAAGGCGGCAAGGCCGGTGAGAACCGCGATAACGGTTCCCACCACGCCTAGCGACTCAACCATGTTTAAACCGTCCCTCAGTAAGCCAACCGGGCAGTACCGTTCAACACCGACAACGCGTCATAACCAACATAAGACGTTGTCTTAGTGACAACGTGCGCGTCAACATCGAAATAGTCACCCAAAGCGGCAGTTGTCATTAGAAAGAAAAAGACAAACACGCTGACCGTGCCTGCCGGTGCAGCCGCATTAGAATGCGTTACCTGCGTGAACTGTCCAGCCGTAGCCGTAACAATCGGGCCGTCAACCGACGAAATGACCGCGTTCGACGCGTCCCGGTACTGGAATTGCAGTTTGAAATTCGCAGTAGGTAGCGACGGACGCACCCACACACCAGCCGACAGAGGCTCACCCGCCGCGATACTGAACGCGGACGGGTACACGTACACCGCGCCAGCCGACCACGCCGCATTCAACGTGTACCGGCCAACAGCCGTACCCGTAATGGCGCTCGCGTCAGGAACACTCGCATACGTGGCGCGAGGGCCAGCGATAATCAGCGAGGTTCCAGTCTCGCCGGACCACTGAGTCGCAGGCGTCAGGTTCGGGGTAGTGCTGCCACCCAACAGCCACGCAGGCGACGGCAAAGGCGACACGTCAAAAGACGTGCGCCAATCAAGCGCCCCACCGTTACGCGTAATGTCGTGACTGATCGACTCAATGATGTAATCCAACTGCGACGCGGGAGCGTTCGCAGGCAGATTCGCCAACCGGATAACCTGCCCAACCTCAGCGCCAACCGCCGCACTCCACAACGTCGCATCGTCACCCGCAGTGGGGTAAATGGTCACAGTGGACACCCGGATACGGGGCTGCGCGTACTGGAACAGGAACCAATCCGCCGCGTCCCGCGCCTCATCATTGCTGACCACGTCGGGGGATAGATCGGTGGGCTTCTCGCCATACTCAGCGATAGACGCATCATTCCGAATCTGGACCTTAGACCCGTCCGCGTACTCAAGATTGACGACGTTAGTTATATCGTCGTCCGACAGCACCCATTCAAGCCCTTCCTCAACGCCCGTACTAGCCGCGCAATCAAACGTCCACGTTGGGGTAATCGAGTTAATGAGGCGGTCGTGACGGTTCCGGAAAACCACCTTGCCGTCATCACCCATATAGACCAACCCACCGTCCGCGCTCGCCCAATCCTGCAACAGAGTGAGAACGGACGTGTTCTCATTGAACGGGGCACGGTTTAGCAGCGACTTACCGGCCTGCAAGTCACGCAGCGCGGTAGGCCAGCCGATAACGTCCAACACGCGGCCAATCCGCGTGTCGGCGGTCATGTTCGGGCCGACGAGATAGTCCCCCCACATGGACCGCATTTCGGTAGCGGACAGGGCACGGTCCCACAGTGCGAAGTACGCCATACGCCCACCGGCACCCTCACCAGCGGACATGGTGTGCCCGCCAAGGTAGTACGGCACCGCAGCACTAGCGAGAATGCGCGGAAAGCCGGTAGTGGTCGTGAACTCTGAACCGTTGAGGTTAGCCGTCACCGTCCAGTTAGGGCCGACAGCGACCGCGCTAACGGTCAACCGGTAGAACGTGTTAGCGGCAATCGCGTTCGGGAAAGCCGTAATGAACGACTTACCCACGCCCACGTCAAAAATGCCGAGCGTGCCCGTAGGGGTGACGAACGCGTAGTTAACCCACTCATTAGCGGAACCATCGAACACCGACAGCAGCGACGCGTTAGACCCGTCCGGGTGCGTCAGCGTCGGCAGCATGAAAGTCAACGTGAACGAAAACCCGGCAGACGTAGACACCGCGAAGTTGGAATCAGTGACGAACCCCCACGCGCCATGCACGCCGCCGTTGCTGTAGTACGAACCGAGATTGATCGACGCACCATTGCCAGAGGGAAGGATGCTGCCCGCGCCATACTCGATAGTCGGTAGGGGGGCACTGTTCGCGTTAGCCCAAAACTGAGCATCAGCAAGGGTGAACGGAGACGCCCACGTAACGCGCAACTTCTTCTTGCCGACAACGTCCGCCGTGCCCTGCGCGTTGTCCGACTCCTGCATAGGGAAGTAATGCCGGGGCTTAGACTTGGCGATGAACCCTGAGTCACTGTCCGGCAACTGCGTTTCCGTGAACAGTTTAAACGCGTCGCTCGACGGAACGGTAACCGTCAAGTCACCATTGTCCACGGACGCGGGCCACCGCTCCACAATGCCCGTAGCAATGGTGTAAGTGGTGCCGCTATAGGTGGCCGTCACATACACCACACGCCGCGTCTTAAGGGTGGGCTGCCCCGCTAGGGGAGTGGCACGCGGGGTGAAATACCCGTCATTATTGTCAAACGTGATACTCAACGTGCCAGCGTCAAAGTTACCCAACTCCATGTCGCGGCCACGCTGCGAAGCGATAGCGCGGACACGGTCGGTAACCTCCGTGGCGACGTTGGACCCAAACACGGTGGAGTCGAAACAGACATACACCTTAACGTCAGGGGAAGCCATGAAAACCTCTCTCTAAATAGGGAGGCGAGGGACACCCGAAAGCGTCCCCCGCCGTCAACCCGTCACGTAATCGGGGGAGGGAAAACGTGATTATTGTTCCGCCGACCAATCTTGATTAGTTCATTGCGGATCGCAGGCGTTAGCGTGGTAGCCAACTGCTTGTCGGTCATGACGTGACCCTGCACCGTCACGGCAACGTCCACATAGACGTTTCCGCCACCGCCAGAGCCACCGCTAGAACCGCCGCTAGAGCGGCCACGCGAACGGCTAGAGGACTTACGCCCCTTAGCCTTGCCCTTCTTCTTCCCCACTTCCTGCGCGTGATGCTGGGACCGGGTGGTGGCGACAGTAACGACCTTGCCGTGCTTATCGACCACGTCACCGAACGCGTTGAAGTGACCGCCAACCTTCTTAGCGGCAGCCTTCTTCTCCGCAAGCCGCTGAGCGGAGGGCAAGCCCACCACGTCACCGTACTTGTTGATAACGCGTCCCTTGGCGTCAATGTGCCCGCCGATAAGGCGTGCCCACTCGCGCCGACGCGCCGCCAGTTCAGCGTCCTTACGCTTCTTCTCAGCGTCCTTCTTCGCCTTGTCGGCAGCAGCCTTAGCCTTATCCTGAGCGGCCTTCTTAGCCTTCTCAGCGGCCTTCCGCTTAGCGGCGTCGATCTTCGCCTGTGCGGCCTGATTCTTGCGCGTCGTGTTGCCGTTGATCCGCTGGGACTCAGACGCGTTATAGATGTTCGCCCCACCGGGAACGTACATCAACTCAGGGCCGTGCTCACCAACCCACGACCAACCGGCGTTAAGGTTGCGTCCACCGGTAGCGTTCGCGTCCGGGTCATGCCCGTGACGCTCCATAACGCTAGCGTTGTGCTTATCAAGGGACGGCTTATACCCCTTATAGGTGAACTTGGTGACGACATTGACTTCCTTATAGACGTCAATCTTGTCTAGGCCGTCCTTGAACTTGTCGACTTCCCTAGCCGCGCCACGAATCTTATCCGCAGCGTCCTTAGCCCACCCGAACCCCGGAACATGCGACAGCAACTCTAGGAAGTCAGCGAAGCCGTTAGCGACCGTCGAAATAGCCGCAAGCATGAACTTGAACACCGGGCGGTAAATCGTCGTCCACAGCCAGTTAATGATCTTGCCCACGGCCTTAAAGGCCGCGTCACAGATATTGCGGAACGTCTCACTGTTCTTGTACGCGTACACCAACCCGGCAGCCAAAGCCGCCAAAGCGACAACGACAATACCGATAGGGTTAGCCGACATGGCCGCATTCACAAGCCACTGAGCGGCAGCCATAGTCTTAGACGCCGCAGCCAAAACACCTTGCTTCACCGCAGCCGCAGCCGTGACAGCCGTGCTCCTAAGCGTTGCCAGCATGCCCGCATTCTGAGAGCCCGTCGTCCCATTCAACGCCGCAGCCAAAGCACGGTTAGAACTAGCGAGGGAGAGGTTACCGGCAATCTGCAACCCCATGCCCACAACACTGTCCTTACCGACAACGGTATTCGCAGCCTGAGCGGCCTTCACCAAAGCGAAAGCCGACACCACGAACGGAAGCGCCTTAGCCAACAGGTCCGCGTGGTCCGCGATGAACCCGAAAACCTCCCCGGCCTTCCTAGCGACAGGCTCAGTCTTGGGAAGGTTCGTGGTGAACTTGTCAACCGCAGGGGCCAACTTCACGAACGCAACCTGCAACTTGTCCAGCGTGTCGCCAGCGTTCACATTCTTAAGGCCAGCGAAAGCCTTACCGGCCTTGTCCTTAAGCATGTCGAACACGGCGCGTGCCTTGTCGCCAATCGACACCACGTCACCGAGCGACTTGGAAACCTTCTTAACGTCCCCACCGCCACGGAAACCCGCAATGAAGGCGCGGACCTTAGCCGCGCCCGTCGCCATACCCGCAGCGACCTTAGGCAGAATCTCGGCCAACTTCTGCGTAGCGACGTTAAGGCCGTCCTTAATCAACGGAATAAGCGGCGTCACCGCACGCGCAAGGCCCTGCCCAAGATTGTCCTTAAAGGACGACACAAGGCCCGTGAGGGACTGAGACTGCTTTTCCATGAGGCCGTTAAAACGCTCAAGACCCTTACCGGTCTCAAGTGCCTTCATCATGGCGTCAAGTTCCTTCTTGCCCAACTTGCCCGCACCGGCCATTTCAACAATGGCCTTCTTGGACTTGCCCGTGGCCTTAGCCAACAGGTCATAAACCGGGATACCGGCGTCGCGCAACTGGTTAAGGTCCTCAGCGGAAATGCGCTGGGCAGCGTTCATCTGCTGCAACGCGACCGTGGCCCGCTGAATGCCCTCACTGCCCGTGCCCATACCCGACGTGACGTTACCCAACGTCGTCATAATCGGGATAACCTTGTCAGCCTCAACGCCGACAGAGATTAGGGAACCCGCCGCAGTCTGCAAACTCGCCATGTCGAACGGGGTAGCGTTGGCGAACGCCACCATGTCCCTAAGGAACTTGTCTGCCTTCTTCGCAGACCCAAGCATGGTGGTAAACGAAATCTTGGCCTGCTCATTGCCAGCCGCAACCTCAAGGCCCATCTTGCCCGCAGCGATACCGATTCCCGCCGTGGCAAGCGTCGCCCCACCAAGCGCCTTACCGATACCGCCAGCGACACGGCCCAACTTGGAAGCGAGGCCGTCCGACGAACGGCCCACACTCCCCATAGCGCGAGACGCGCTCTTATCCTCACCGAGAATAGTAACCTTGAGGGTTGCGTTCTCACTAGACATTGCTTCTCTCCCGCTTCACCGTGTCAATCATGTGCATTTTGAACACGCGGAACTCGGCTAGCGTTAGCCGCTTAACGTCCGGAATGGTCCACCCGTAAAAGTGGCAGAGGGCCGCGTAATCCCTCAGTCGCTCGTCTCTTTTGGGTCCGACTCGCCGCCCAACTCAGCAACCTCAAGGCCGGTCACCTTGACGTTGCGGGCGTCCTCAACAGTGAAGCCCGGAACCTCGCGCCGCTTGGTAATCCAAATGAGCGCCTTAAGGACCGTCGGGTTAAAGGAAACCTCAGACTGAGGCCGCCCCTTCTCATCCATGACACGGTTACCCTCAGCGTCCCGCAACGGCTTAGGCTGCAAAGCCTCAATGAACGACACCCCCGCGACCTGCTCGAAATCCTCAAGGTCACCAATGGTCCAGTCGTTCTCGTTAATGCGAAGGACGAACTTCTCAACGTCAGACATGCTCTTATCTCTCTCTCTTAAAGGCGGGACCAACCGCATCCATCAGCGCGTCCCTAAAAGTCTGTAGAATCTCCCGCTCACTGTCCCGAATGGACGGAAACAGGAAGTAGCCCGCGCCGCCGCTGAAAGCGTCGGACGGTTGATTGCCACGCCACCGTTTAAACTGCCCGTAGCGCAGCGCGCCGAACTCCGCACCCGCGAACCACGCCAGACGCGACCCGCCCCCGGTAACAGCCGTGCGCGACGCACGGAGAGAGGCAGCAGCCCTAGCAGCCTGCCGCCCCTCTCCGCCCGCCCTGTTCTGCGCGTTGTCCACGACAAGCCGCGCAACCTCAGCGTCAGCACGGTTGACCTTGCTTTTAAGGTCACCGCTAGCGCGGGCCATATTGCCCGCAAACCGGGTCAGGTCCGAAGTGTCAAACCTGAACCCAATCACGGTCAGGCCGTAGCGTCAGGCGTAACAACCGTGATGGTGACAGGCGAACCGCCCGCAGCCGGGGTCAGCGCCTTGCAGTTAATCGCCTGATCCAAAATGCCGGGACCGTCAATGTTGACCGCGCCCTCATCGAAACGCAGAGCGGGCAAATCAACCTGCACGCTGTGCAGCGTGTCCGGCGTCTGCCACTTGAGCGTCACCGAAGCGAGCGCGCCCGCAGCGGTCGCAGCAGCGACACGCTGAGCGTGCGCAACCGACTGGAACTCAGCGTTAAACGACGCGGTGAACTCCCGCATGTCAGCCTCAAGGGGCTCATTCTTGGTCGTGCCAGTCGCGCGGATACCGTACCGGTCCGTCTTAAGGCCGTTGTCGCCCTTGACCGACGCAGAGGTAACGTCGAACGCGGAACCGCCAATGGTGACCGTAGCGCCCACGAAGGACAACAGGACAAGGCTGGTCGGGTAGGTGGGGGTCGCCTTGGCGTAAACGCCAGCGCCCGCACCAATGGTTTCCTTAGCGAAATCCATCGACAGGTTAGCCGTCAACAGGCCGTCAACGGCGCACGACAACTCCCACGAATCGACCTTGCCGCCCTCATACGTGAACACGTTGTCGCCAGCGCCAGCGTCCACCCGGTTAAACTGCGCCGTGAACGACTTACCCTTAAGGGTGCCCACGGTGCCCGTGTACGTCTTAGGCGACGTGCCAGAGTTAGCGACCGACCCAAGCATGTACTTGAGCCAAAACGCGAAGTTCTGATTACCAACCTCTAGTTCGATAT